TGCTGAATTGTAACCCCCTCGACAGCGGTCGATACCTGTTCAGCGGTGGTGGCAGTCTTTGCCAACTTATCGGCTATCCTGCCCAGAATTTGTTCACTGACCCCCTCAAATTTGGCTTTCAGTGCTTCAAGGATTTTCTGTTTCATCAGTTTTATAGATTGATTTCGGCGACAAAGATACTACAAAATTCGTAAACACGCAATATATTCGACGTAAATAATGATATTTTTTTACGCATTTTTAATTGATTGTTCTACTGGCTATTACGAATTTTGTGTGAAAAATTACGATTTTTTTTCGTCAAAAATTTTGTCATATCAAAATTTAGCAGTAATTTTGCAGCGAAATTTTGAAAGAAACAGAATGTAAGACCGAAATAGTTACGTATTAAGATGAAGACGACTGCTTCAATGCTCAACTACAGTTCAACTGAAATCAATGCGGATTTCAGAATTAAAATTTACGGGGTGGATAGAAACGGCAACCGCATAAACACCTTGGTGGGTGTTTCCGGACTGCTCGGTCTCATCGGTGTGGAACTTGCTAACAAATTTTTGGAGCGTGCTTATCATTTTGTCTCGGATAAGACTATCTGCAAACTGCGTCGTGGTTTGAAAGTGACTTTTTACAACAAGTAAATAATCAACTCAATTATAAACAAATTAAAATTTTACGATTATGGAATGCTTTTCATTTAATGGGAAAACGGCTGTTTTAGGTCGCACGGTAATGGGCAGTAAAATACGCTGGAGGGTATATTACTACAATGGTCTATACAAAGGTCAGTGTGCTTGCCAAACAGCGACAAATCATTGTTCTATAAAGATGGCGGCAAAAGCAATCAACAAGTTTCTCGGCAGCGAGGTTGTGTATGCTTTCAATGACATTTCTGTTATGCTCAAATAAGATAACCAATCGTATAACCAATAAATTTTCATCACAATGGAAACAATAGACGGGCAGTACAATGACATCAAAAAGCAGTACCCCGATGCACTACTCCTGTTTCGCTGTGGGGACTTCTATGAAGCCTATCACGAGGATGCCGACAAAGCAAGTAAGATACTCAACATTACGCTGACTAGACGAGATGGTGTCGATGGAATGCATATGTGTGGTTTCCCATATCACGCCTTGGACTCATATCTGCCAAAACTTGTCCGTGCAGGCTTGCGAGTTGCTATTTGTGACCGCCTTGATGAACCAAGACCAGCAACCAAACGGAGTGTGACGGAACTTGTTACGCCCATAGCACCTGCGACAGGACAACTACAAGAAGAGACGCCTGTGAAAGAACCGAAGCAAGCATTGCTACCCAAAGGACTGACTAAAAAGACTGCCGACAAACTGCAATTGTCTCTATTCGATGAGTAGCCATCTGATTACCTACTGCATTTCCGAGACGAGGTGGCTAAAGAACTGCTGGTGCAGAATTATAAGCAGGGAATACAGCCCGACTTCGCTGCCCAACTTGCTAACAGCCTTGTCAGGCGGTTGTATGGTATTAACCTCAAAATGGTGGAGTAACCTATGGACGAATTTATTAGAGCAATGGCAATGAGCGGTCTGCTTCAAGACCTTGCCAACGAGTGCGAGCCAAGCGAGTTGCAAGACCTGATTGACTATGGTAGAGACGTGTTTCACGCAACCTTAAACGAAAGCAAAACAAAAGCAAATCATTAACAAAACAATACCGGATAAGGAATAGGATATAGGATTAGGATATAGGATAAAGGATAAGGAAAAAAAAGAAAACAGAGTTTTCTAAAAAAATGCCTTTGGATTTTTATGGATATTCCGCCTGTAAAATTATAGAAATATGGCACAACAGACAAAAAAACAGACGCTCGCCCCCAAGACCTGCTATTCGGCAGCAGGCAGCCCAAGGCATCAGGGCGAAAAAAGTACGCTGCCTCAGGGCGTAACGGCACTCCAGACGTGGCTTGAGGACCACGGGTGGGAGGTCAGCATAGAATGCCCTTTTGGGGAGGCGTATGCAAAAATAGAGCGCGTTTCCAAGCGTGGTATCGGCTTTGTAACCTGCACCAAGATGACCCCGCAGTCCTATCGTGAGATGGTGGAGGGCATTGACCCCAACGAGGAGGTTATGGAGATGTGGCAGAGCAACGAGAATTACCGTGCCGTAATGGGCGATTTAGCCACGGCTTGGAACGACATTAACGAAATGAAAGAATTATTATTAACCCAACTTAAAACATTGAAAGTATGACACCCTTTGAAACCCAAAATGCCCAAATCAAGCAACTGTTGCTTGAGGGCAAAAGTATCACCCCGACAGAAGCGATGAGGCGTTTTAACTGCAACTGTTTGTCCTCCCGTGTATCCGACCTCCGCTCAAGCGGAATGCCGATAAAGAGGGAGAAAATATACAACGGTCGTTCGATTGTCAAGAGGTACAGCATTCCCGAAGAGTATCTGGCGATAGCGAACAATGCCGCCCAACCCGAGCAGAGTACAAACCAACAGGGCCTGCCGAAGAAAAGCGCAAGCAAACCCAAGTCCAAAGAGGTGTACGTCGTTACGTGCAAGACCTACAACCGCAACAGTCCGACGGGAAACATTTATCTGTGGGATACGGAGGTCGTGGGTGTGTTCGCAGAAGAAGCAATCGCACGCGACTTCACCAAGCAATTAACAAACGGGATTGAGTTTGCCAACAATCGCAGGAATTTTGACTGCACGGACGTGGCAGGCGAGAAGCGTAATTTTGTGTTCGGTTTTGTGCAGCGGCAAAACCTGTATCCGATGTTCGTTTATAATTGCTTCCGCGAAACGGTATTGCTGAGTTAGAAAAAGAAATAGCCGTAGAAGCCACAGAAATGCCCTCAGACGCGTTTTTATACCAGAGACAATAAAATGTACCACTGAGAAATTTTAGCGTAAAATAGGGGGTGTTTCTGTGCGTTTCTGCGAATTATTTACTATCCGTTTGTGAGTATGGAAAAATTTGCGTAATTTTGCAGGCGAAATTGCAGACGGTAAACAACAAACTCGACGTTTGTAGAGGGTATGAAAAATATACCGAAGATAGTTCTGGACGAAGCAGAAAGGCAAGGTCTTGACAGAATGGCTGCATATCTGTGCAACGTTGACGGTCGGGAGATATACAGTTTGGGTGTGGAGAACAAGGAACACTGGTTTCCCGGTCCTCCCAATGCACCCGTGCTGATATCGCTGAAAGACGGTAAGGTTTCAGAGTTTGATGACTTTTGGTCAATTTACGACCTCTTGAACCGCGATGAAAATTGAGTGTTAATCAGTTTGTCATCAATGCGAAGAATTCCGATAAGGTTTTGCCGCATCTTTTTGATGTAGCCGTTCTTGAAATCAGAAGCACTTCCACGGCGACCTGATTGTGGGTCAAACCATAACAGATTGCCGTCTTTTTGACGTTCTACGATAAAAACGTGCGCCCCTGCGTTTTTTCCTTTCCAAGCACAATAAATCTCATAACGCCCCTTTTTAGCCGTTTTGCTTTCAATGAACGCCAATTTGTCTGCAAGAGTGTCTTTGATATTCGACTTTACCGACCACTCGTATTCTGCTTTCTTCCCTTCTGTTGTCAGAAAGCGCAAATCCCATTTTACGCCTTTTTCTGTGTAGAACTTATCCATCTCCCTGTACTTCTTGAAGCCTTTGACAATAGGATTCGCCACGGCTTCAATATCAAATCCCCTGCGTCTGAGTTCATAAGCCATTGTACAGGTTTGGCAGTTGTGATAAAACCCAAGGTCGTTTGCGTCGGGCAGTGTGAAATTTGGGTTTGCTTTCCCGCCGTCTGCTTCCGTAAAGTTCATAATCTTTCCTTGTGCGATGGGCAATTCTTGGGATAATTCACGGTTGTTGGCAATAATCTCCCGTGAGAAGTTAGCATGTACTTTGTTGTAGCGCATAGCGGATAGGTATTCTGCATAGGTATCATAGGGCAGCCGTGACGAATAGGTATTAGCAAACTTTTTCGGAATATATTTGGGGTTGTCAGCCACGAAGTATGGCATTGAAAAACTGCGTTTGGCTCTATCTGTATTATTCTCCATCCACTCGTTAAATGCCGGTGGCACATCGGAGACGCGGTTGACGCTGTCGGTGGTGGGTTCTACGCCGAGGAGTATAGCGCGGTTCTCCTCCATGAGTTCGGCTTCCGTCTTGAGTATCTGCACCACGTGGCAACGGCAGTGCGGGTGCCACCCCGTGAACTTGAAGTCCTTGGGGTAGCGTCCGCAGAGGTCGTCGCAGATGTCTGTCAGCGGGACACCGTTGCAGGTGTGGTTGTTGGAGAGCCGTATCTCTATGCCTACAACAAAGTCGAGTTGCTGCATACGCTCGTAGTCGGCAGTGCGGTATGCCATATTCGTTTCCGTAACGGCGAGTCGGCGTGCGTTCTTGTACGACGAACGGTACACGCCTTGTCCGGGGTGAAAGTCGGCTGCCCGCTGCGAGAGGACGAGGTTGCCGTGCAGGTCGCGCACCCTACGGAAGAGTTTGTCGGGGTAGCGGAGGAACTGCCTTAATTCACGGCTCATTGCGTCAGCGTCCAAGCCGTTGCGTATGCCCAAGTCGAGTCCGAGTTCGATGTCGTTTTTGAAGCCCTGTGCGTAGTTCCAGACCCGCTCTGACAGGTTGAGTCCCTGCTCTTTGCGACCGATGAACGCCTGCCGTGCGTCGTCGTTGGTGGAAAAGTATCTGCGGTACTGCTCTTGGGTGAGTCGCCCGATATTATCGCCAAAGACGCGCTGCGACAGTGCGTTGTTCTTGTTGTTGGCGAGCGTCCATTCTGCTTCTATACCATTGACGACAGCCGTTTCTACACTATCAGCGAGCCGCGAGAGCAACGATTGTATCATTGACAGTGTAATCGGATAGTCTTTGAAAGAAAACACGCGAGAGGGGTCGAAATTGTTTGTTCCGACCAGTGCACCTATCTGCGCTGCCTCCTGCGTGGCGGCACGGAAGATTTTGTCAATCATCTTGCCGTACCGGGCAAGGTTTTTGATATGTTGGCGTTCGTATGGGTCTGTTACTTTTGGCATAAATTACACAGTTAGTCCGAAACTGTCATTGGCACTCTCCGCTTGTATCTCTTGCAGGGTCTTATCAACATCCGTCGAAGCACCGAACATCTCTATCGACTCTCGCTGGCTGATGATGGGCTTGTTGCCGTTGGCGGTAAGCAGGTTGGTGATGGTGTCTTTTTCGTCGGTGATAGTGAACGGGGTGATGATATTCTCCACCGGCAGAGCGTCTATGTCGGCTGCGTACTGCTTCCCCATAGCCAGTTTGAGGAACTGCTTGACCACATTGACCTCGCGGTCGTAGAACTCTGTGAGCCGTCCTGCCTCGTCCTTGACTTTGAGTTGTGCGTCGATAAACAACTGCTTTCTGCTCTCACCGCTCATCGGGTTGGACTTCATACTCTCGTACGACCAGTCCGGTAACTGCAACTGCGTGAAGAACGATTGCCGCAACTCCGTTATGTAGAACTTGAGGTTGTCGATGGCTTGCGCCCAAGTAACATAGTTGGCAGAACTGCCTTTCGGGTACTGCATTATTGCACGTGCTTCCTCTGTCTCGCTCTGCTCATCTCCGTAGGCTATCTGCTCGTCGGCGAACACCACGAACAGAGGTTTAGAGTTCTTGCGGAGGTAATTGCCGTTGCGCGACATTGTCCATTCCATCTCGAAGACGATTTTGCTGGTATCCTCCCAGATAGGCGTCGGACGGTACATATAGACGGCAGGTATCTTGCCGACGGTGTATTCTTCTTCCTCTACAAGCGAGAAACCGCCTCCATTCTCCGTGCTCCATTTGTAGTGGGTGTCGGAGGTGTAGGTGTCGAAGAAACTGACAGTCGTACCACCTACCTTGCGCGTATAGCCGACGGACATCGCTATCATATCTCCATACTCGTCGAAGAGCGGATAGAGTTCGTCTCCAAGCATTGGCGAGAAGTTTCGGCAGCGTAGTTTGAGCGGACTGTCGAAGCCATAGACAGAGTTGCGGTCTTCGGTGGCATACCATAGTGTCATAACCTCACAGCCCGCAAACAGCATAGAGCAGCGTTCTGTGTTAAGGCTGTCTATCCGGTTGCGCTGATACACTTTCTCCAATGCTACTGCCACTTCCTTTTGCCGGTCGTTTTCGGGCTTGCACACACGTTTGACAGGTATGCCGTTGCAGAGTTCGGACATACGCTTGACAGCGAGCCGCTGGAGGTCGTAAGTGATACGCGTAACGTGGTCGATAGTACCGTCGTCCTGTACGATGTCGGGGTAGAGCGCACGGCTCATAACAGGGTGGCGGCGCGGGTCGTATTCGCGTTGAAGACCATTGCGCCCACCCCAAGCAGGCACAATAACAGACTTCTCTTTCAAGTCCGCAATGATTTGGTTCGGGTTGCGCGTCTGAAGCGCAATAATCTCTTGAATAGTCATAGTTGCTTTTGATTTGATATTGTTTTTGTTAATACACTTGTCTTGCTACCCGAGCCTTGTTGATAGGTCGGAACGGGTTGGCGATATGGTAGTCGATAGCATAGCAGAGGACATCGACATACTCGTCGTGCGGCTTGCTGGGGAAGCCACAGACCTCCTCTATAAATGCTTCGTTCCACGCACCGTCCACAAGTACCACACGACCGCACTCTACCGTTGGAGAAGCAGCATTGAGCCGTGTTTCTTTGCTGTCTCGCGGCGAGGGTGTCTGCGTTACATTCAGCCCTGTGGACTCTTTCATCTGGTCAATAACCGATATGCCGTTTGCCTTTGGTTCTATGCGTATCGAACTGCGGTTGGTGTAGCCGTGCTGCTGAACATAGCAAGGCAGGAAACGCAGGAGGTCTGGAAAACGCATAAGCACCTTTTCTCCGTGCGTGATATACATATCGTTGCCTATCTTGCAGGTGGCAATGATGCCCGTAGGGTCGTTGTCAGCCTTGTCGGTGTAGGCAGTATCGATGAAGAACACTACAGGTTCATCACGGTGCAAGCGGTTGAACTCGCCAAGCGTTATATGCCTAAACCACTCCCGCTTGATGATGTTACCGCCTGCTATCGTTGGTCGCTGCTGGTATAAGGCTGCAAAGGTGCGTGGCGAGCGTTTCTCTATCTCCAAGAGCCGTTCTTTGCAGTGGCGTTCCTCCCACAGTGCTTCACCCAACCGGCGTGGGTCGTCCTGCATAGTCATGTCTTCACGGATAGCGGGTATATTGACCACAGTCCAACTGTCGCCCTCGCGCTCAAGCAGTCGTCCTGCGAGGTCATCGGTATGCCAGCGTGTCTGAATGAGTATCTGCTTGGAGTTGTTGTGCATACGGGTGAGAAACACATCGGTGTACCAATCCCACACGCGGTTGCGGTATGTCTCGGAGTTGGCTTCGAGGGCGTCTTTGATAGGGTCGTCGATAATACCCAAGTCGGCAGGAGTACCGGTAAGCGAACCGCCCACGCCGACAGCCTTGTAGAAGCCGCCAAAGCCGACAGTCTCGAACATATCGATATTGCGCAACCAGCCGCGATGTGTATCGCTCTTGACGCGCTGATTATTGAGAAACGTATTGGGAAACACCTCTCCGTATTCGGTGCTGTCAATGGTGCGCTGTATGGCTCGCGAGAACTGCTGTGCGAGGTCGGCGGAGTAGGAGGTGCCTACTATCTTTAAGAGCGGGTTTTGCCCTAACGCCCAAGCGGGGAACTTGCGGCTGACGATTTCCGACTTGCCGTGCTGTGGCGGCACGAATATCATCAGTTTGGAGGTCGGTAGCGTGCCTTGTAGCAGGTCTTGGCACTTTTGTGCTATCAAGGTATGAAACCACTTGCGAGTGTAGGCGGGCGAGGTATAATCGAGAAACACAGGGAAACGCTTCTCGGCATCCCTGCGGTGTAATTCTCTTTCCAATTCCAATAGCCTCATACTCGCATTGTACTCCATAGCGGTTTGTCATTTTGTCAGTTCTTGCGGCTGGCTCTGATACGCTCAATCTCGCGTTGTATCTCTTCCTCTGACATCTGCTGCGCAGGCATAAGCGGCGTTCCGTCCTTGCCCGTTACCTCCGTCTTGGTGGCTGCATACAGACCGAGCAGTTTTCTGCGCTCCATAAGTTGCTGGCGTATCTCCGCCATATAGGCAGGGTTGCCCAAGCCCACTACATTTTCTGTCATATTCTCGCGGCGGACGGTCTGAATAGTGGCCTGTTCGCCGTCTCCTCCGCTACCTGTCTCCACAGGTACGCCGACACGCTTGTTATGTTCGCGTTGCCAGTCCTCCTTGCTCTTGTCCCATTGCTCCCATAACTCCGCCACACAGTCGTCTATGCGTTCAAGTTCGAGTTGCAAGCGAGCGTCGATGTCCTGAATACGAGTAGCCTGCCACTCTTTGAGCAGGTCTTGTATGTCGTTCCAAATAGTGCGTGTAGAGCAGGTGGTATTCATTCGCGCCTTGACTTCGTCGGTGATACGCTTGATGGACCACCCGCGTTTGTAGAGTTCTGCCACAATGACCATACGCCCCTGCTTGATATGATTGCGTTTAGATGTATTGCTCATAATGTTCGTTCTTTGATGTATTGATAGATAAGATTTCCGTTTGCGTCCTTGATAAGGTTGCCCTGCTCATCTGCCATAGGCTGCATAACCCCCTCGAACATCTTGTAAGGCGACTGACCTGCTTGTGGGTTGTTCCATAGCCAACGCATATAGGCAGCCATACTCATTCCGTAGAACTGCGCACGCTTCTCGCTGCTGTTAACATTGAAGCCCGAAGCCTTGCCCCACTCATATTGATGCAGTTCGTTGATGTCTTTCTCGATGTCCGAGTAGTAGCACACACCGTTCTTCTTGCATATCTGCAAGGCTTCACAGAACTGCCCGTGCGAGTAATTCCAAGTGGGTGGCAAGCCACAGCACGAGCCGTTGTGGCACATCTCCTTGAAGTGAGCGTCGCTGACATAGAACCGCATACCAATCTCGTCGCAGAGGGACTTCATCTTCTCGATGAACGGTGCTTTGATTTTGCGGTTCAGTCGTAGATAGCCTTGCGCCACCGAGTATTTGCGGTAGAGTGCCATAAGGTCAAAACCGCACAACTCTGACAGTTTGGGCATATACTCTTTGAGCGTCTGCGAGCGTTGCTCTACACAGAAGAACTCCGTCGAGAGTGCCGTTGCACCTCTGTTACCTGCTTCTCGTATCAGGTCGAGGTAGGTCGGAGTTGATACTCCGATAATGAACGGACGAAGACGGAGCGTTGCCCCTCCTGCGTCTGCGTTTGCTATTCGTTCTATTGCGTCAAGGCGTTTGAGTGGTGTGGGTACACCACGTTCTATGATGTGTGCTTTGGCTTCGTCAAGAGTGATGATAGAGAACTTGAAGTTCCAGTTGTGCTGTCCCCTTATCAAGTCCATATACCGTTCGTCTTCCGTGAACCAAGTAGCCTTGGTGGAGAAACAAAGCGGGTAGTCTATCTCCTTGAAGAAACGAAGCAGTTCGAGGGTCTTGCCATACTTGCGCTCGAAGCCGTCGAATTGGTCTGACAGCCCTCCCCATTGCATTACCCTGCGTTGCTTAATATAGGTTGCAAACTGCCCTGCGTATTGGTCAGGGTTGGTGAACATTTTCTTGATTTTGTCCACGTTGACAGGGTTGACTTCTTTGGCAAGGTAGTGTTCCTTTGCGCCACCTATTCCACGCCGATACTGCGAGAAGCAGTACATACAGCCGAACGAGCAGTTGCTGTATGTGTCAAAGGTCATCGGCATAGAGCAGTCTGCTATCTCCGCTGTCCAACGAGGTGATTGATAATAAGCCATAATTTGCTATTGTTTTGTTATTTGATTGTTAGTTCCATTTCGTAGTCCGAGCCTTTGACGTCAACTATTCTCGCTCCCAGATGAAGCCAAAAATTTTGCGCGTCCTCTGCGATTGGGGTGCGGAATGTAAGTTTGGTCAAGCCGTTCTGTTTCATCTGCGAGAGTAAGCGAAAAAGCACTAATTTGCCAAGTCCTTGCCCCTGATACTCCTTGCGGACGGCTATCTCAATCAGTCGGCAATGGTCGCGGCAACGAGTTGCGTAGTAGAATGCCACAGGTGAAGAACCAATGCTCCATACTTTGCTCCATACTTTGCTCCATACTTTGCCTTTCGACACATAGTCTATTCGTCGGAAATAATTGTACGACTGTTTGGCGACCTTTGAGCCACAGTTGTAGCAGATATCTTTGACCGCCTTGTCGTTGTAGTTGCTTTCGGTGTACATCATCGTTCCTCCATATTGAGAGCCTGCTGTATCATTCTGACTTCCTCGTCTATCGACACTTCGGCTGTGTTAATCTGTAATACAGGCACACCTATGGACTGCCATTTCCGCGCAGACAACATCGTCTGCTTCTGTTTTTTGATAATCAAATCGAATCGTCTTTTGCCACTACCATACTTGCCGTTGGAGCGAGCCGTGAGCCGTTGCCATATCGTCTGTGGGTCGCAATAGAGGTTCACAACAAGTTGTCTTTCTGCCTTGAATAAGGCATTTGAGAGGTTCAGTCCGAATGAGTGCAGAAACGACCCCTCGCAGAAGATTGTGTCGGAATATCTTAATCCCTCCTCGACCACCTCAGCAAGCCTACTGGTACAAGAACTGCCCTTGTCGTTGGTTATCCTATCAACACCACCATAGCGAGTAACTCCGTACGCACCTGCAAGGCATATATCTCCCTCTACGCAATAGGTTACATCGTTGGTTATCCTATCAACACCACCATAGCGAGTGATAAGTTCCCAAGCAAGGGCAGATTTTCCTACTGCGTTAGTTCCTGTGATGAACACGCAAGTTTTCATCGGGCAAGTCTGTATATCACACTTTCATACTTTGTCCCTTTGGCTTCTTCGAGCATACGCTCTGTGTAGTAGCCGTTCCACCGTGTCCCTTTGTTGAATTTCTCCACGGCACACAGGCTCGTCTCGATGGCGAAAGCGTTGTCTCCCGTGTCTGTCTTTGCCCGATTGAGGAATTTGTCAAGCACGTCTCGTTCGTTGCTATGAACAATCGATATTGCCCCCTTTGTGTAGTTCTCGTCTTTCTCCCAACCGTAGCGCACATCGTCAGTCCACAAGCGTGATTGTTCAAAGACATTCATATACACTTCGAGAAAGAGAAACGCTGCATACCTGCCGAAGAAGAACCACGACCGCACCTCGTCATACGCTTGTTGCGTGGTTTTGCAGCCTTGTAGCCTTGCAGCCTTATCAGGAGTAAGTTCTGTCAATAGTCGGTAGTAAGCACCATTACAGCGCACGTACCTACGGTCGGTGCGGAAGTGGAGTTTCTTTATATCACGCTCGCCATTGAGTAGCATATCAAGTGCGCTGGGTATGTGGTAGGTCATCGTGTAGAAATAGATGAGCCTGAAAGCGTCCCATTCAGAGAGGTGATAATACGAGCATAGAGAAGCAATCATTCGCTCCTCTACACCCGCATCTCCTTGCCTGTGATATTCTATGTATTCTGCATAGGTCATTGCTCTGCCGACGGAATAAGTTCGTTGATATTATACACCACTTTCTCTATCTGAGCCAGTCCAACGAGTTGTGCTACCTCTGCCGCACGGTCCTTCGGGTACACGATGATGACACGCTCCATAGCCGTCTCGTTGTTACCCTCTATCTTCGGCAGGTCGTCAGGATTGATGTCTTGTCCTTGCAGTTCGGGTGGTAAGTTAGTGCCGTCAAACTGCACACCATTCTCCTCGTTCTCGTGTCCTGCAAGGTCGGCTGCGTTGTCCTGCGGTGCGTGGCTCTGTGGCATAGGCGGCTCTGGGTTCCACACGTCAACGCCCCAACTGTTCAGGTCGCTTGCGTCCCACTCGTTGGCAAGTTTGTCAAAGTCCCATTCGCCAAACGAAGCATTGTCCGCAATGATAAACTCTTTCTTCTCTGCTTCCGACAAGTCCGACGCACGGACAATCTCGACTGTGGGCTTGCCGAGCCACTCCTGCCACGATTGTAACAACTGCTCTTTCTCGCCTTGTGTCAGCCGTTGGTAGTTCTTGGTCTTGCCGATAATCTGCGCTATCTGCTCGAACGACATCTTGGCTATACGGTTCAGAGCGTTCACACGCATATTGCCTCCGAGGACTATCATCTTGTCGTCCACAACCACAGGACGGATAGCAATCATCTTCGGAAAAACAAGCAGTCGCTCTACTAACAGATTGAGTTTCTGCTCTCTAATGGTGCGCGGATTGTTACTATTTACTTTCACTTGGGAAAGTTTCACTTTTTCAGTTTTCATACATTTGTTTGATTTATTGTTAGTTAATTACTCCCACTTTTTGTCTTGTTGATACTCACCGAACAGTCCCCAACGGCACATCGAAGCGTAGATGGGTGTATCGAGGTGGTATGCTTTGCGCAGTTCGGCGGGGTTGATAAGCCAATTTCCCTCCGCTATAACATTATCAGCGTTGTCCGTGATACGTACATCAACGTCTTGTCTTCCTATGCAGCAGGCGAGCGAAACAAAGGTGTCGCATTGGTTCTGCAGTGCGTAGTTCTTGGCAAGTTTGCGAGCAGCGAGGTTGAGTGTGAGGTCGGCTTTGGAAGCGTCTTTCGTCCACGGAGAGCCGCCACCGATACGGCAGTTACCGCCATAGAAGTCCACAGCCAGTTTGCGTCCTGTCGTTCCGCAGTCTGCTATGGACGAGTGTGCCACATAACTACCTGTTCCGTTTACGATGAGTTCATAATTGCCGGGAAGACGCTTGCGCACAAAATTCTTGACTACATCGGTAGAGGTTTTGGAGAGAGGAATAGCGACTATCACTTTTTTGACAGCGCGGTCGTCCATCACTACCTGTGTCTTGATGTCAAGCCCGCCTATGTGGCTGTCGAATAGTTGCTTGCAGAGCCGTTTGGCAATGGTGTGGTCGAGCGGCATTCCTGCCGTCTCCTTGATGAAAGCGCAATGCCCGAAGAATATACCTTGGTCGCCCCAGCCGTGCAAGCCCTGTGCTATCTGGGAGGACTGTTGCCCGATATACGATGTAACCTGCAACCCATCTCCGAAGATAGTGTTGTCGTGTCCCCACCTGTCTGCGTAGGCTTGTGTGTAACCAATCTCATTAACCGCCTGACGAACATACGAAGCGATTTCGTCTTGTGTAAACAAAACGGAACTGCTGACCTCACCGGCGAGCATAACATGGTAGTCTTTTATCTGCACCTCTACTGCATAGCGAGTAGCAGGGTCTTTTTCAATGTATCGGTCGAGCAGGTACTGACTGATATAGTCTGCTATTTTGTCGGGGTGTCCGAGCGACACATATTCAGAAAAATGTATCATTATTGTGTGAGTATTTGAAACCGAGTGCAAAGATACGTAATTTTTTCTATATATACGATTGTTTTGCGCAAGATTGCGTATTTTCTTCGCTATTTTGGTCTAAGTTTGGTATAAATGCACCCGAAATTGCATTTTTCAGCAACAACAGTGTTTCGGACGATAGTAACTTGTTGGGTGTTGTCCGAAATACGCGCCAGCCGCATAAAGTGGCTGTATTGTACTTATTCATATCTCCGAGGAAGCCTTTCGGACGAATATGTCGTCCTTGTGTCCATACCCCGCCCTCTACTTCGAGAGCAATCTTGTATTTTGGCAGGGCATAATCGAAACGCCACCGACGACTTTTGTAAAATTGGTACTCCTTTATGCACTCTGCACCCAACTCTTTGGCACAGAACTGTGTGAAGATGTCTGTGATAGGTGGAGTTATTTTTGGGAGTTTTTGCGTTCTCGCAATTTTCTTTTGCATATTGATAAATTCCTTGTTTGTCATAAAATCGTTGTCTCACGTTGCTTAAAAGACAGTTTCGGCTTCTACACGACCGAAGCCAATGCAGAAGCCGAAATACAATCATTTAGAACGGTACATCATCGTAGCCGTTCTCCCCTGCTGTGGCAGCGTCATAGGTGTTACCAATGTTCATTTGCTCTTGCTTGCGTTCGATAGGTCGCAGACCTCCAAGAATGGGCAGTTGTTGCTTCTGCTCATCGGTTAGTTGCTCGAACACCTCTTTGGGCAGCGACTGCTTGATACAGTGCGTGTCCTGATACTGAGGTTCTCGTAGTTCGATTGCCGTCAAGTCAAGGTACAAACCCTTTTGACCGAGATACATACCGCTGTCATCAATAGGAATGACCAAACAGCGTTTTGTCTGTGTGCGCCCTTTGAAATTGGTCAGGAACGCTCCTGTTA